GGTTTACTTTAATAGCGGTGAAAGGGAAGAAGTACCAAAGGAAACAAGAATCGAAAAAAGACATAGAATCAGTAATGCCATATAGAAAGGCTGTTTAATAAAAAATAAAAAAAAGAAAAGAAAGAAGAATATAAACCAATATCAGCAAAAGCAATAGCAAACGGGGAAATAGAATAATTTATGTTTAAAGAAGTAGAAAACGGTTCGTGTATAGATGTTCCAGACAATGCGTTTGGTTTTGTCTATAAATGCCAACTTCCTCCCGTTGGGTATGGGGTTAATGTTGCTAACGGGAAGTTGCAACAGACCGATATTTTAAAAAGTTCGGAAGTGGAAGAAAGACAAATGTGGGTTCGACCACATCTTCCCGCAGACTATCATTCAAGAAGAAAAAAAGAAAAAGAAAATCAAAAAATAAACAGTTCCCACATAGACCCATATCTTGAAGATATAAGAAAGAGAGAATGGAAAAGAAGGCTATGTGGAATTTGGTTTTGGAATTACAATCCAAAAGAAAAGAAAAGTGAACTAATTTATATAACAGGGCTTCATTACCTATACATAACTTATTGGAAGTTTCAGGGTAAGCACATGGATTTCCGTATTCCCGACAGAGATTTATTTTATGTTATAGCATACATAAATGAAGATGAAAACTGTTTGGGATTAAATGAGATAACAAAACGTAAGAACGGGAAGACGGCACGTTTGGGATGTTGGTTGTATGAGAGAACTTCCCGAATGAACAACCATCATGGAGGCATACAGTCAAAAGCAGATGATGATGCACAAGAAGTATTTATGAAGGCTGTTCGTGACCCTTGGAAAACACTCCCCGATTTCTTTAGACCCGTTTATGATACTATGAAGGGAGATTCTCCCTCCGATGAACTAAGATTTTTTGCCACATCAAGGCGTGGTTCTAAAACGGAATTAGAAGATGAAGATGCAGAAGAAGCACTTAACTCATTTATAGATTTTAAGTCTTCAACAGAAGCAGCGTATGACGGTCCAGAATTACACAGCTACGCAAGTGACGAATCGGGGAAAACTAAAAAGCCGGTATCAATAAAAGAAAGGCAAAATGTTGTAAGATATTGTACCGAAATTGACGGGAAGATGATGGGCAAGCATTACTTTACAACAACAGTAGAACCGGAAAAAGGGGAAGAAGAAAATTATGAGTTTCAGGAATTGACCGCAAATAGCAACCCATTAGAAAGGGATGATAATGGTAGGACGGGAACTGGACTATACACATACTTCCTCCCTGCATTTAAAGGAATGTTCTTTGATGAATATGGTTATCCGAGAGAAGAAGATGCGAAAATCTTTTTATTAAACACAAGGAAGTCATTACAAGATAAAGGGGATACAAGGGGTTTGTCTTCCTTTAAAAGAAAAAACCCATTAAATTTAAAAGAAGCGTTTTCTGCCGATGGTGCTTTTGCTTTATATAATCCCGAACTACTTAACCAACAGTTAGATGAAATTTCATGGAGAAATGATTTAACTGAAAAGGGAAATTTCGTTTGGAAGGATGGGTATAAATTTGAAAGACCTATTGAAAAAGAAGACGGAACAACAGAGTGGGTTTTAAATGAAGTAGAATGGGTAGCAGATGCTAATGGCAGATTTGAAAAAGTAAAAGGATGGAATCCGAAAGATGCTAATAAGGTTTTTAAATTGAGAGGGAAATTTTCCCCCAATAACAACTTTGCAATAAGAATAGGGTGTGACCCATTTAAGTATGATAAAACAAAAGACAAAAGAAGGTCAAATTGTGCTGCTTATGCTTATCAGATAAAGGATGACTTGTTCCCTAACGATATATACAACGACACCTTTGTATTAAGATATGCACATAGAGCAGATAGTACAAGGCTATCAAATGAAGATGTATTAATGATGGCATGGTATTGTGGCTGTCAAGTATTATTTGAGAGAAACATTAATCATTGGAAAAAAGATTTTTACGAATGGAATTGCGAAGGATTTTTAATGTGGTTGCCAGGGGAGGTAGAACCAGGAATATCAACAGATGGTGCAGGTAATGTTGTGCAGATGATATGTAACTACACAGAATCTTATATCAATGAACACATAAAGAAAGTTTATTTTAAAACACTAATTAGAAAGAACGAAGGATGGCTTGGCTTTAAAGTAGAAGATACACAATCCTTTGATGAACCAATGGGAGCAGGGTTTACTTTAATAGCGGTGAAAGGGAAGAAGTACCAAAGGAAACAAGAATCGAAAAAAGACATAGAATCAGTAATGCCATATAGAAAGGCTGTTTAATAAAAAATAAAAAAAAGAAAAGATGCAATATCAACAAATGAGTTCTACGGCACAACATCCTTATCCTAACCACGATATAGACCCTTCTAAAAAGGGAGCAAGTTGGTGTATGCAGTATGCGAGAGCAGCCTATTATGATTGGCAGTTTGTATATCCGAAGGGAATTTTTAGTGGTAACGGTGGAGATTACGCTAAGTTCAGATTGTATGCGTTAGGGAAGCAGCCGATTTCCCAATACAAAAAACACATGGGAGTTGATGAAACAACAAACAACACTCACCTTATTGTAGATTGGACTGTACGTGCTATTATTTCGGGTTACAGGGATAAGGCGATTTCCCGATTAATGAAGCAAGACTATTCAATAGTAGCAACTCCCGTTGATATACTTGCAAAATCAGAAAACGACAACTACTATGCTCAATTAAAAGCTAAGTTGGCTATACGGGAACTTATGATGCAGCAAAATCCTGAAATGGCACAACATCCATTGCTTGCTATGGGAACAGGTGACCCTATGGATATGGAAGAATTGGAAATGAGAATGGAGTTCGGGGAACAGTTCAATAGAAGTAAAGATGCGGAAATGGCTATTTCCCTTGCGTTATATCAAAATAATTATATAACAAAAAGAAGGGAAATATATGAAGACTTATTTGATTTGGGAGTTAGTGGCGTAAAAGATTGGTTAAGCGATGACAACAAACCAATGTTTAGAGTTGTTGACCCTGAATGCGTGGTAACATCCTTTTCAAAGGATGGTAGCTTTAGTGATATTGTTCATGCGGGGGAAGTAATAGATGTTCCCCTTGTAGAATTAGCAACAGTAAAAGATGAAAACGGTCAATTAATGTTTACCGAAAAGCAACTTACTGAATTTGCAACTACAATTTATGGGCAGTACGGGAATCCACGACTGTTAGGATTAGGTGCAGGATTTATGAAACCGTATGATAAGTTTAAAGCAAAGGTATTAGACATTGAATTTTATACTTATGATGAAGTTTCTTACAGGGGTTCAATGGATGAAGTGGGAAATACTGATTTCAGAAAAGCGGATTATAACAGAGGTAAGACTTCCCCAAAATACATAAGAAAAAAAATACAGTACGTCTATAAATGCAAATGGATTATAGGTACAGAGTATTGCTATGATTTTGGGAAGTGCTACGACCAAAAAAGAGAAAACGACACAAAGAAAAAAGCAAAAACAAAATTATCGTATTCATTCTTTGCGTACAATTTCTATCAGATGAAAGCGCAAGGATTTATGGAACGTCTAATTCCCTACATAGACGATTACCAACTGACAATGCTTAAAATACAAAACTTTAAAAACAGGGCTGTCCCTTCCGGTTGGTGGATAGACTTATCAGCATTGGAAAGAGTTGCTATGACTAAGGGAGGTGCTGACATGGAACCAAAAGAACTGCTACAAATGTTTATGGAAACAGGGGTGCTTTTGGGAAGAAGTGATGAACTTGATGGAGGACAGCCACGTTCACAAAATTGGAAGCCAGTAATTCCCATAGAAAATACAGCAGCAAGTGAATTGGCAATGTTCTATCAGGACTTAATAAATACCATTACTGCCATTGAAAAAATGACAGGGTACAATGATGCAACACTCGGACAGGCTTCATCTAAGACACTTGTTCCTGGATATGAAATGGCACAACAAAGCACAAACGATGCTTTATACCCAATGGCTTTTGCAGAAGAAAACCTATCATTAAGGCTTGCAGAAGCTATGCTTTGCAGGACACAACAGGCTTTACGGAAAGGGGGAGTTTCAGGCTATGCACCTGCTATTAACACCAATTCCCTAAAATTCATGGAATTAGATTCATCTATTGCATGGAGGGATTATGGAATAGAACTTGAAAAAAGAACAACAGACGATCAGAAAGCATGGTTATTACAAATGATGCAGGTAGATATTCAAAACGGTTTCCTTAATTCAGCAGATGCGGTAACGCTTGTAAACACAAGAAATGCTAAACAGGCACAAATGATTTGGGCGTATAGGGTTAAGAAAGAGAAAGAGAGAATTTCCCAACAAAAAATGGCAGAGATACAAGCCACTAACGAAGGGAATATGCAGTCGGCACAAGTTGCCCAACAAACAGCTATGCAGATAAAGCAGATGGAAATACAAGCAGAACTGCAAAAAGAACAGATGCGTATTAACGGGGAATTAGAGAAAGAAAGAATGAGAGTTGAATCAGCAGAAAGAATTGCAATGGCTTCAAACATGACTAAAATACAAGTTGCTGCGGATACGGGAGATGCTAAAGAGAGG